CTAACATGTAAAAATGTTAGGAGGGCCCCCCTGTAAGATAGCTAGTTTTTATACTAGTCTAGATCTAGTGTTCAATGCTTGTAAGGCTTATCGAAGATGATATAGGCTTCTCGTGATGAACACGAGAGGCAGGTATTAATCTTTGGTGAGCATAGATTGACATGAAATCGAAGCGAACATAATAACAAAGCTTGATTTTATTTTTCCCATGCCTAGGTGGTCCCTAGGTGGTAAAATTGCCAGTGCATTGCGAAATGTACTAAAGATAGCGCTGAGAACTTTACGGCGGTCTCAGCGAAATGACCAGCCAAAGAATTTAGACCTTTGACAAGTTTTTATCGATATTTGGTCACTATTCGATATTAGCTTGGAGGATGAGGTCTTCCCCCTCCGGGGGGATTTCTAATATTATTCATCCAAACATTTTATTTGAGGGTGATCTATATAGATTTGCTAATGGAAATCCTTCGGGAAATCTTATTACTGTTCAGTTGAATAGTGTTTGCAATTCTATTATGATGCGTTATGTGTATTATGCACAATATCCTAAAATTCGTGAGCCATTTGCATCCAATGTAAGATTGGGTACTTATGGTGATGATAATGCTATGTCAGTGAAACATCACTGCAGTTGGTATACTCATACTTCTTGTCAAAAAGAGTTTGAGAAATTGGATATTAGTTACACAATGGCAGATAAAGATGCAGAATCTAGACCATACATTGGTATTGAAGAAATTTCTTTTCTTAAGAGATCCTTCAAATATGATGAAACTTTAAATAGAGTAGTTGCTCCAATTGAAGAAGATTCAATTTTGAAGAGATTTCATTGGATTAAGAAACCTTCAGAGACTCCTTTGTCTTTCACAGAACAATTTGGTGCATACTCCGATGGTGCTATGCGCGAATATTATTTATTTGGACGTGAAAGTTATGAGGCATTTCAACAAAAGCTACGTAATATTGTAGCATTAAATGATGATCTAAGAGGAGTAATTAATTTTATTCCTTATGAAGAAATGACTGCTATTCTTAAGCCATATTATTCCAAAGATTACTCGCCAAAGAATGATAAATTATTTGCAGAGTCTATGGATGTATCACTTGAGGATTTGAAGTGTGGTGATGTGTAAAATTAAAATTGTATATATTATTTATAATTCATTTGATTCATATTATAAAACAACAACTCGTCTTTTTACCTCGATTGTAGACATGACCCTACGGGGAACATAAAGAGGGCTTTGTACTGATTACGGATAAAGCGGGCTTCGTCAACCTAATTTGTACGCTTACAATGCAGCATTTTTGACAAAAGGTGTACTAGAATAACCGGCTAGTGCGTCTTCTAAAAATCAATGGTTACTAATTTTCATATTTTTAAATATCAGACTATTATGTATTTTCAAAGTTTCTTTACTATTTTTGTAACGTTTCAAACACTAACAATGTTTATTCTGGACCGATTTAAGGTTTTAGAAGACGCATTGGCTAAAGTTGCTGCGATTAGATCGGGAGCAACTGAAGTGGCTGGCATTACAAGAGAACGCTTTATACGTAGGTTGGCTTGGATTAAGCCCATATATCGAATAGGGGCGATAACTCCAAGTCAAAAGAGGACGTACGAGAGGATCGTACATGTGGAGGAAATGTTGAAATTGGATGATTCTAATGGAAAAATAAGAAAACAACCTTATTGCATTTTAATTACTGGACAACCTGGATGTGGCAAATCTCGATTCGCAATGGAGACTGCAATTGCATGTCTAAAGAGTCATTATGGAAAAGCTCATCCTAGTGATTTAGTAACTTTAAATGAGACTGATGAATACCAATCTGAATATAGATCTAGTCATAAAGTTGTCATTTTTGATGACGTAGCGGCTGTGAAATATGTTCAGGGTGGATCTAATCCATGGCGAAAGATTATTGATTTTGTCAATAATATTAGGAAGACATCTTTAAATCCTAATGTAGAAATGAAAGGAAATGTATATATTGAACCAGATTTGGTGATTATTACAACAAACCGAGCAATACCATATTATGGTGTGCTATCGTGGATGGAAGCTCCTGGAGCTATCTATCGAAGATTATCAAAGCAAATATTATTGAATCCTGATTTTAAAACTGGTGGTTTTATACAACTAGAGAAATCTCAATATCCAAAAAACAATGATGTAGCTTATGATAATGACTATACCTTTCATATGCCTGGAAAAGATAATTCTAAGTCTAGTCCGATGATTTCTCGTGAGGAAATCATACAGGAGGTTGTCCAAGATTTTGAAAGGCATCTATGTCAACAAGAACATTTTATTCAAGCAGCGAATGCTTTATTTGATAAAACTGACGATGTTGGCGTCTTTCGATCTTTTTATGATGATATGATTTATCCTTGGTTGCCTAAGAAGATTCCTATGGAATTTTATTTAGAACAAAAGTTACCTTGGACTTTACGCTTACAGCGTAAATTTTGTGTCACATATAAAGAAGAATCTATGCACATAGTTGCACAAGATAGTGCCATAGAATTATCAAAGGATTGTAAAATCACAAATGAGATTCTTGAATCTCAATGTAATGTAGTTAAATCAGATTCTTCTGAGAATTCATTCCTTAATTGGTTAATGACTCGGCTTGACTGGTTATGCTATAAAGGTGTGATTTTGCCCAGAGTGCAGGGTTCTGTTGAAAAACCTGAGTATATTAATGTTCGCAATGATGATCATATATTTGATCGTTATAGCTATGAAACACATACTCAAGGACTTTTTAAACGCAAATGTAAAATTTTAATAAGTATAATACAGGATGCATTTAAAATCTGGGGTGAAAAGAATCTCTCATCTAATCATGATGTGGATGATTCTTCAATACAAACTAGTGACAACCAGATTGATGTTTCAGCAGAATTGTATTCTCCTGATACAAAAGATTTAATCAATTTAGATTTTGAGGATTATTCTCAGAGTTCTAATTGTTTAAAACCAAAAGTCCCTAATAAGTTAATTCTTAAAAGGGCAGATGATTTATTTATAAATGAATCTGAATTACG